TCAAACGATAATGAAGCAATTGCAGTTCACCAAGTAAACGAAGCGCGCGAAGCGGCGAAGGTTGAAACCGAAACAGTAAAAGGGGCAAGCGATGTTCAAGCGAATGTTAACCGTCTTAATCCCGGCGATGCTGCTAACCGCTTGCGCGATGAATGGCCAAGGGATTAACAAAACCGTCGGCGAAACAATACAAACAAAACCCGTCGTAATTGACACGGCTTGCAAATGGGTTCAACCGATTTACATAAGTAAGCAAGACGTTTTGACGGATGGAACAGCGCGGCAAATATTGGCGCATAATCAAGCGTTCGTTGCCGCATGCGGCGACCCAAGAAAGCCGAAATAACTTTTCGGCTGACAATCCGCAAGCGTTGTTGTATAGTTTCGCTATGTTTCAAACGTATTTGCGGGAAATAGGCCGTTATGAACGAACAAGAATTGAAATCGGCATTCGCCGCCGAACTGCTGAAGACCCCCAACGACCCGTTTAAAGCCGCGCTTGCGGTCTTTGGCGCGGATACGGGCCGGGCGCTTCGCGCGGCGACTGAATGGCCCGCCGACGCTGAAGTATTGACCGAAAAAACCCGCCTTTCGGGCGAAATGGGTGAAATGGCTTTTCTTCCAGGTAAAGCTGAACTTGCGCGGTCGATTTGGGAACGTGCCCACGGTGATCGCACAACGACCGACGATTACGCCAAACTTGCAAAGCTTTACGCGGAAGTTCGCGGCTTTATCGACAAGCCGACGACCAACATTAACAACAACGTAATTACCGCAAATAAAGTAATGGTTGTCAAAGACCACGGCGATAACGACACTTGGGCAAAGCGCTTGCGCGAACAGCAAAAGGGTTTGACGAATGCAAGCGCAAGCCGCCATTAAATCGAATGAACAGCCGCTTGATATAGTTTGGCAACCAATACCGGGCAGTTCGCAAGAATTGACCGTTGATACCCGTTGCGACCATACGCTTTATCACGGTACGCGCGGCCCCGGCAAGACGATCACCCAACTTATGCGCTTTCGGCGTAATGTGGGCATTGGGTACGGTTCGTATTGGCGCGGGGTTATCTTCGACCGTGAATTTAAAAACTTGTCGGACTTGGTAGCGCAATCGAAGCGCTTCTTTAACAACTTCGACGACGGCGCGAAGTTTCACGAAAGCGCAAGCGATTATAAATGGGTTTGGCCTACCGGCGAAGAATTGCTTTTTCGCCATGTAAAGAAGCTGTCGGATTATGACGGATTCCACGGCCACGAATACCCCTATATCGGTTGGAACGAATTGACGAAACATCCGACCGCCGATTTGTACGATAAGTTAATGTCAACAAATCGTTCGTCGTTTGTTGCCGAACTTCATACGCCGAAGAACAATAAAGGCGAATACGACACGCCCGACGGTTTGCCTTTGCCGCCGATTCCGCTTGAAGTGTTCAGTACGACGAACCCAAGCGGCCCCGGCCATAATTGGGTAAAACGTCGCTTTATCAATTGCGCCGAAAATGGCGAAGTTGTAAGCCGGTCTTGTATCGTATTCGACCCGCGAACAAAACAAGACGTTGAAGTAATTCGAACACAAGTTGCAATCTTTGGTTCGTACCGCGAAAATATATACCTTGACCCGAAATACATTGCCGAACTTGACCGCCTTACGGCGAACGATAAGAACTTGCGGGCGGCATGGCTTGAAGGTTCTTGGGATGTTACAGCGGGCGGGGCGCTTGACGACCTTTGGAACAAAGAAGTTCACGTTAAACCGCGCTTCGTTGTTCCGAAGAACTGGCGTATTGATAGGGCGCTTGATTGGGGTTCTTCGCATCCTTTTTCTGTTGGTTGGTTCGCCGAAGCCAACGGCGAAGAAGCAATATTACCCGACGGTTCGAAGTTTTGCCCGCCGCCCGGTTCGTTGATTCAAATTGCCGAATGGTACGGAACCGAAGAAATCGGAACGAACAAGGGTTTGAAGCTTTCCGCGCCCGACGTAGCGCAAGGCATTATCGACCGCGAAATTGCCTTGCTTGAAGCCGGTTGGATTGAATCGCAACCTTGGCCGGGGCCAGCCGACAACCAAATACGCGACGTTCGCGAATCCGACGTTGACACTATCGAAAAGAAAATGTCGAAGAAGGGCGTACGTTGGGTCGAATCTGACAAGTCGCCCGGTTCGCGCCGGAACGGCCTTCAGTTGATACGCGACCGGCTGGAAGCGGCATTGCGCGGCGAAGGGCCGGGGCTTTACTTCATGCGAAATTGCGAAGCTTCGATTGAAACGTTGCCTTCGTTACCACGCGACGAAGAAAAGCTTGACGACGTTGATACTTCCAGCGAAGACCATTGTTATGATATGGTTCGTTATCGTGTCTTGAAGGGTAACAATCGACTTGCCCGCAAGATTAAAGTTACATATGCAAATTAAAGGGGCGCAAAATGCCGAACGTCGCGTTTATCCGTGAAGAATTGAAAAAGCTTTTGCCTTCGTATAATCTGATTCGCGATTGTATCGAAGGCGAAACCGTAATTAAAAAAGCGGGCGACAAGTATTTACCGCGCCCGAATGCCGCCGATACTTCGCCGGAAAACGTCGCACGTTACAAAGCGTACAAAGAACGCGCCGTATTTTACAACGTTACGCAACGTACCCTTTACGGGCTTGCCGGTCAAGTGTTCACGCGCGAACCTGTTGTTGAAGTGCCGACGTTGCTTGACCCGGTTACGACCGACGCGAACGGGGGCGGCGTAAGCCTTGTTCAGCTTTCCAAGCGCGCAACGCTTCAGGTTTTGGCGTATGGCCGAAGCGGCTTGCTTGTCGATTACCCGGCGACTGAAGCCCCCGCAAGCCGGGCCGAACTGGAAGCGGGCGACATTCGCCCGACTGTCAACGTATATTCGCCGACTGAAATTATCAATTGGCAAACTGTTACGCGCGGGGCGCGCGAACTTTTGTCGTTGGTCGTACTTCAAGAAACTTACGTATATTCCGACGATGGTTTTGAAATGAAGAAGGCGAACCAATGGCGCGTTCTTCAGCTTACCGACGCCGGTTACGCCGTTACGGTTTGGCGCAAAGGTTCCGGCGATTATCAGATACACGAAGGGCCGTATTTTCCGAAAGACGCAAGCGGCAACGTTCTTACCGAAATTCCGTTTACGTTTATCGGTTCCGAAAACAACGACGATTGCCCGGATTTGCCGCCGTTGTACGACCTTGCTTCGCTGAACGTTGCACATTATCGCAATTCGGCGGATTACGAAGAATCTTGCTTTATCGTCGGACAACCGACGCCGGTTCTTTCGGGCTTAACTGAAGAATGGGTTACGAACGTTCTTAAAGGAACCGTGGCCCTTGGTTCGCGCGGGGCAATCCCGTTGCCTGAAGGCGGGGCCGCAACGCTGTTGCAAGCGGCGGCAAATACAATGCCGTTCGAAGCGATGCAACATAAAGAACGGCAAATGGTTTCGCTTGGCGCAAAGCTTGTCGAACAATCCAAAGTTCAACGAACCGCAACCGAAGCCGATATTGAAAATGTTTCCGAAACTTCAACGCTTGCTTCTTCAGCAAAAAACGTAAGCACGGCGTTTCAATGGGCGCTTGAATGGTGCGCAATATTCGTTGGCGTTCCTGAAAGCGGAATAAAGTTCGAATTGCATACCGACTTCGACTTGTCGCGTATGACGCCACAAGAACGCGCCCAACTTATCGCCGAATGGCAAGCCGGGGCAATCGCCTTCGAAGAAATGCGCGACAACTTGCGCCGGGCAGGTATCGCCAAGCTTGACGACGCGGCGGCGAAAACGAAGATTGCCGAAGAACTGGCGAACGCCCCGAACCTTGACCAAGGCAACGGCAACCAAGACCCGGCCAACGCTGGCAACGACGACGCTTCGGCATAGTGTGGGCATAAGGGGCAATCATGGCCGATTCAATTTTTGACATTGCGTTAGAAAAGCGGTTTACCGATTCGGCGGAAATTGCGACGATTGACGTTACTTCCGCCGATACTTTGCTTATTCGCGACAGCGCAACCGGCGCAATTATGCGGCTTCCGTTCGCAACGCTTGCCGCTGCTATTTCTTCGGCGTTTGGTTCGTCGTTTGCTTCGCTTGTTGACGGTAAAGTACCGGCGTCGCAATTACCTTCGTACGTTGACGACGTTTTAGAATACGCCAATACGGGCGCGTTTCCGGGTACTGGCGAAAGCGGCAAAATTTACGTCGCAATTGACACGAACAAAACGTATCGTTGGTCGGGTTCGGCATATGTCGAAATTTCCGCATCGGTTGCATTGGGTGAAACGTCTTCGACGGCTTACCGGGGCGACAGGGGAAAGACGGCATACGACCATTCGCAAGCAAGCGGCAACCCACACGGTACAACGAAAGCCGAAGTTGGTTTGTCGAATGTTGACAATACTTCCGACGCAAACAAGCCGGTATCAACGTTACAGGCAACAGCAATTGCGGCAAAGCTTGACAAAGACGGAAAGCCGGTCTTATCAAGTCAAACAACAGGAACAACCGCAACAGGCGGAAGCGCCGACGCTTTGCCATTGCAACCCGTCGGGTATGTAACGTTTTCGATAAATGGCAATGATAGAAAATTGCCGTATTATTCTTAAAGAAGGGGTTGAACAATGTATACAAATATTCGCCTTTTCGATGTTTTGACACGGCATCAAATATACGTTGAAGGAGTCAAGGTGCAACACGCCCGCGAATTTAATAACGTATTGCGCGAACTTGATATTGAATTGCGCGAAATGTTTTCGCGTCTTCGGTTTAGTACGCTTGACGCAATGACAAAAGCCGAACTTCGGTTTTTCTTGTCGGAAATGAAGAAGGTTCAAACCCGCATTTACAGTGCATACACGACAAAGCTTATTCAACAGCTTGAAGCATTTATGCGCGCCGACGTTCAAGTTTCAAAACGTATTTTTGCAACGCTTGACAAAGAAGACGACGAAACGCCTGTAAGCGAAGACGAAGCCGACGCCGCGCTTGAACGTGCCGACGACGGTTCGAACCTTTACCCGATTGCTTGGTTTCTTGCTGCCCACAATGGCGGCGACGCTTCGAAGCTTTGGGGTTCGATAACGAACGCGCCAATTCCGGCGAACGGTATATTGCTTCTTCCGTTCATTGCCGGTTTCGTTTCGTCGGCGTCGATTTCTGTTGAAAACATTGTACGAAAAGGCTATGCTAATCGCGCAACTGTTAAAGAAGTTCTTGACGAAATAACCGGAACCAAGGTAAAGAACTTTCGCGACGGTGCATTTGCGCGAATCAATACGCAAGCGGGGGCCGTAACCGCAACCGCGATTCAACACGTTACGTCAATCGCACAAGCCGGGCTTGCTTCAATTTTTTTCGGTCGTTATCGTTGGGTTTCCGTAATTGACAGCGCAACAACCGAAATTTGCAGGGGTCGAAACGGTCGTATTTTTCGTTATGGGGAAGGCCCGTTACCCCCGGCGCATATTCGTTGCCGTTCTAAAACCGTGCCTGTTGTTGCTGGCGATGATTCGGAACCGCCTTCGACTTATTACGCTTGGATGAAATCGCAACCGGAAAACGTGCAAAATGATATACTTGGCGCGGCAAAAGCTGGCGACCTTCGAAGCGGCAAAGTTAAATCAAAGGATATGCCGCAATTCGACGAATCGAACCAGCTTACCGTCGAAGGTTTCGTTTCCAAGCTTAACATAATCTTAACCCGTTGAACGGTGTTCAGCATAACCCGCAAGGAGTCCTTGAAATGGCACTTAAACGCAAAATCAGTAAAGAAGCATACGACAAGCTTTCCGACGTACTGAAGTCGGAATACGTGGAACGCGACGGCGAATACGTTCTTGACATTGACGGCGACGAAGATACGGGCGCATTGAAGCGCGCCAAAGACCGCGAAGCGCAATTGCGCAAAGACGCCGAAAAGAAGGCGCGCGAACTTGAAGAACAGCTTGCCGCAATTTCCGACGTTGACGCCCGCAAGAAAGGCGACATTGAAACGCTTGAAAAGTCTTGGAAGAAAAAACACGACGAAACCGAATCGCAATACAAAGCGCGTATTGACAAGCTTACTTCGTACACGACGAAAACGCTTCTTGACGGTACAGCCGGGCAACTTGCTTCGAAGATTTCAACCGTTCCGGCGCTTATGGCCCGCGCTATTCGCGAACGTTTGTCAGTCGATTTTGAAGGCGACGAACCGACTTTGCGCGTTCTTGACGCGGCGGGCAAGCCTTCGGCATTGACAATCGACGAACTCGCACAAGAATTTGTTGCAAATAAAGAATTTTCGAGTATTATTGTCGGAAGTAAAGCTTCGGGCGGCGGTGCCGCCAAAGACGGCTTTGCAAAGCGTAATGGCGGTGCCACGCAAAACGATGATTCCAACAAACCCGCGTCGCTTGCTACGATGAACCCCCGCGACCTTGCGGAACAAATCAAAGCAAAACGCGAAGCCAATAAGGAGTAATTACCGTGGCACTTTCTGACCTTGCAGTATTCAGCGAATACGCTTACGACGCAATGACCGAAACCATTGCACAGCAAATCGACCTTTTCAACGTTGCTTCGCGCAATACAATTGTTCTTGCGGCGGCGGCGCATCAAGGCGACTATTCCGAACGCGCCTTTTACGCGAAGATTTCCGGCCTTGTTCGTCGTCGCGACGCTTACGGTTCGGGTTCGGTTGCGTCGAAGAAGCTTGCTCATTTGGTCGATACGATGGTTAAGGTTGCGGGCGGTACGCCACCTGTTGAACTTGACCCCGGCCAATTCAAATGGATTCAGCAAAACCCCGAAGTCGCGGGCGCGGCAATGGGTCAACAGTTGGCCCGCGATATGCTGGCCGATATGCTGAATGTGGGCATTACGTCTTGTTATTCGGCGCTTTCCGGCGTGTCGGCTGTCATTTACGACGCTACCGGCCAAACCCCGGACACGCTTTCGCCGCTTCACCTGAACAAAGGCGCTCAAAAGTTCGGCGACCGTTCTTCCGACATTGCGGCTTGGATTGTTCACAGTACGCCGATGCACGACTTTTACAGCAACGGCATTACCAACGCGGCCCAACTGTTCACGTACGGAACCGTCAACGTCATTGCCGACCCGTTCGGGCGCGTCTTCGTCGTTACCGATTCCCCCGGCCTGATTACGGCAGGTTCGCCCGCCGTTTATCACAACTTGGGCTTGGTTTCCGAAGCAATCCGTATTGACCAAAACGGCGACTTTACGGACAACTACGAAACCAAGAACGGCGACGAAAACATTCAACGCACTTACCAAGCTGAATGGTCGTATCAATTGGGCATTAAGGGCTTTGCTTGGGACAAGACCAACGGCGGCAAATCCCCCAACGACGCGGCGCTTGCCACGGCGACCAATTGGGACAAGTACGCAACGTCGAACAAAGACATTGCGGGCGTCGTTGTCGAAACCAACTAAGCAATAAGGCGGCGGGGGCTTCGGCCCCCGTTTTGCCAATTGCGACAAATACAAAGGAAGTTCAAAATGCGAAAGTATCCGCGAATTCTGTTCTTCGTCGCCGCTGCAATGCCGACCGAAGAAGACTTTTCCGCCGCTGAAAAATTGGGGCCGAACGTTGCGTTTCGAAACGCTTCAATGGTTCCGAACGACGGGGTTCTTGAAAAATGCGACGGCGTAGCCGGTTGCGTTCCCGAACGTTACGCCGAAGCGTACCCGACCGCCGAAGAAGCGATTGCCGCTTACGAAGACGAACGCAAAGCCCGCGCGGCGCTTGTGGAAGGCGACAAGCCGCCCGCCAAGCCCGCAGCCAAGGCCAAACCCGCCCCGGCTGCTGCAAAGCCCGCCACGGCCCCGGCAAGCGGCCCCAAGCCCGCCGCGAAGCCGGTTGCTTGGCAACCCAACGGCCCGACCGGCAATTAAGGAGTATGAACCATGAAAAAAATTCTTTTCTTCGTTGCCGGTAAAGTTCCGACCGCCGACGAAGCCGCGCAAATTGCGGCCCTGAATGCGCTTACTTCGCCGGGTTATTCCGTCGGGGTTCGCAATGCCGCCGAAAACGCGCTTTACGGTTCAGGCATTGAACCTTGCGATTTGGTAGCCGGTTCGATTCCGACCGCTTACAACGCAAAGCTCGATTACGGCGTTGCCCATGCCGACCGCCCGGCAAAGTTCGCTTTGCTTCCGGCGACCGCTTCCGTTGCAGCGGCTGCAACAAAACAGCTTCAGGCTTTGAAGGCAAACGGCAACGACATTTCGGCGCTTACGCTTGCCGATGTTACGGCGGTTTCAACTACTTACGCCAGTTCCGACGCAACAAAAGCGACGGTATCGGCTGGCGGTCTTGTTACCGGCGTCGCTGCTGGCGAAACGACCATTACGGCGACGCATACGTACGCAAGCGGCAAAACAATTACCGCAACGTCGGTAATTACGGTAACGGCGTAAGGTAAGGGGCTTCGGCAATGGCAATCGTAATTGAAGACGGTTCAATTGTAGCGGGCGCGAATTCGTACGTTTCGCTTGCCGAAGCCCGCGCATACGCTACGGCAAGAAACAAACCCCTTCCGACCGATGATACGGCGCTTGAAGCGCTGTTAATTTCGGCAATGGATTATTTGGAAGCCCAACGGGCGCGCTTCGAAGGTTCGAAGGTTTCCGCGCTGCAAGAATTGCAATACCCGCGCGAAGGCGTCATTATCGACGGTATCGAACTTGCTTCGAACGCGATTCCGTCGATTCTGAAGCAAGCGCAAATTCGCCTTGCGATGGAAGCAAACGCGGGCGTCGATTTGATGCCCACAAGAACGGGCGGTTTCGTCAAGAAAGAAGTCGTCGGGCCGATTGAAACCGAATATTCGGAAAAAGTCGGCGTATCCGTCGAACCTGAAATGTCGGCGGTTGAAGCCTTGCTTGCCCCGTTGTTTTCGCCCCGTAGTGTGGACATGTTTCTTACAACGTTTAGGGCGTAACTATGGGCCAATTCGACCGCCAAATTGAAACAGCGAAACGGTTTATTGCGAAGAACGGCCAAAGCGTTACTTGGCGAAAGCTTGGCGTCGATACGCCCGACCCTTCGACGCCTTGGAAGCCCGCCGCCGATACCCCCGACGACCATATGGCGACAATTTGCTTTCTTCCCCCCGGTCGTGTCGGTCAAGAATTGATTCGTTACTTGAAAGGTACGGAAGTTACGACGGGTTCGGTTCAAGGGCTTATGTCGGCGGTCGATTTCGAACCAACAGCGAACGACGTTGTTATACGCGACGGCAAAAACCTTCGTATCAAGTCAATCGACCCGCTTTCGCCAAATGGTCAAATCATTCTTTATACAATTGAGTTTGACCAATGACAAATTACAACGAAGCAATCGACCAAATGTTTTCGCTGTTTCATGCGGCATGGCTTGCCGAAACGACGGCGATTGTTGGTTATGTTCCCGAAGTGCGTTGGCCCGGCGTTGAAGAACCGGGAACCCCCGACGCTTCGAAGTATTGGGCGCGCGTATCACAACAAA